GAACGTCTGACCAATGACTCATAGCTAACATCCATTCCTTTTGCAAATCTAATTCTTTCTTTATATCCGGACTTAAATTTTCCGAGTTCATCAAAGTAGAATGAAGTTCCATGTTCTTTATGTTCATGACCGCTATTCCTTTCAAACAACTCTGGAAATTCTCTTGTAACCCTTCCGAGGGTTGCAGATATTGATTTTGAGGCAGATTCAAAAAAAAAGTAGAGATGTCATTGTTTGAAGACCAAAACTTTACTTTTTCTAAATTATATTTATGGTCATAACCAAAAGGATCTTCATACTCATCAAAATACTTAACTGTGGCCAGTTTGATTTGAGTGTCTAATCTGATTGATAAGTTTTGGGCCTGCTTCATTGATTCATTAAGCACCCCTATTTCAAGCATCTTCTTTTCAACCTTCTTCTTAGGGTCAGTCAGGAGTGATTCAATAGCTTCCCAATGCTGTGTGAGCATGGTTGGATTCATTTGATAGTCCAACTCCCGATAAATCATTTTAGCAGCCTCCATGCGTTCCCATGAAATCATGATGTCCTGATTCCAACAGAAATAATTCTTGTTTCCAGATTTAAAGGCAAATTCAATCTTAGGCCAATGGATTTTGTCGGCATTGCCTAAATATTGAGGCTTATCATTCTGATTCGAGGAATCGGTTGAAACAGGCATTGATGAAGTATATCCAGCCGAAGGCAAAACAGACTTCTTTGATTTCTTGAGGAATTGGAACATAATAGAAAATTAAAAATAACCAGGGAGCAAAACAATAAGGGCAGTTGCCTAAAGGGTCAGAAAGGTACTCAGGTAGTTTATTGATAAGATTGGAATACCAATGCAGGTATGGAACAAAGATAATCGCATAGCAAAAGAATTGAGCAAATAGGGCAGTTGAAGTGGCTTCAAAGATTAGGTTAATCATTTCTTTACAGGTTTTTTTACAACTGGCCTTTTGACTTTACTCCCACAACTGCACATCTTACTTAGTAATTACTTTTGATTCATGAATTTTATAGACTCCACATTTTCCGCTGATGGTTAAAAACTCACCATCAATCTTTTTGACGTTTCCGGAACAAATTGTCCCGGATGTACGTCTGAATTTAATAAGGGTTCCTAAAACAAAGTCCACTAACTGAATGCTGATATTGTTATCGTTTCAACTTCAGAACCATTCTGAAATTCAAACTGAATGCAATTATAATCCATTCCATTCATTGCAACAAAATTAATTAATTGCAAAGTAATGTAATCAACAAACTGCAAAGAATAAGGACCGCCATAAGACGAAAAGAACCCATCAGGAAACAATGTCAAATCAATTGTTGCAAAGCCTCCTACGACCTCCGCTTGCTGCTCAAATGTAATCCCCTGACCATTGGCTATCTTTATAACTATATCTTCACTTGTGTAATCAATTGGAACCTGAACCAACATTTCAGAAAAACAAGATTGGAACGGCAAACAAATCTGATAGCACGTTCCGCAATTATTACAACTCATATCTTTTTGAATTTTTACAAAGTTAAGAAATTACAGTTGCATTTTTCTCGCATCAAATTTATCGAGATTATAAGTTGAAGTTATTTCTAAGAAATTGCCATAAATGAAATACCTAAAACAGTCAAGGGCATGGCTCATATTTGGATTCTTTTTTTTCCATGGATCTAAACTTACTGTCCTATCAACTTTTGCCTCTTTAAAATCAGCTATCAATTCCTTGCAGTTTGGAGTTGAAATCCAGAATAGGCATTTCTTGAAACACATATCAGAAATCAACTTTGTAGCCAAATGTGAAGGGGCAAACCTTAACACCTGCATATTGATGTCACGAACTCCCAGAACCGATTGAATCAATTGGAAGTTGCTAATATTGTTTTTCGTACCTGCCTGTCTGCTATTTCCTGCAGGGTCACCGTTTATGATGTAGTTCATACCAGGATAATCCATCATAATAGCCTTGCAAAGTTCTTCAAGGTCACCAACTCTGTAAACCTTTAGGATGTTTATCTTAGCATAATACCCGGCTTCCACACTATTCTTTGAGAATTGAGCAATTACACAAGTATTGGTGACGTTAAAGTCAAAAGATAGGTAAAGGTCCAATCCTGGATGGGCTTTAACTGTATAATTCTGGCAATGCTCATCTTGTTTGAAGTTTCTGGCAAATAAGGATTCCCGATCCCAAACTCCCCAGTTTCCTTTGGCATAGACCTCGTAAAAGGTTTCATCAACATCTTTCAAAGCCTCCATTCTGTTAGGGTATTCCTTATCGAGAAAAGGCAAAGCATCTAAGTAAGTGCCATGAATACGTTGGATTCTGTTTACCTCATGTTGCGGTGGTTCATCAAAAAATCTTTTTTTAATCCAATGTGAATCTGATACTGGATTGAATGTCAAAAAGAATCTTTTAATATGTTTTGAATGACCTCTAAGCCTTAAAGTTACTTGTGTGAAGTCTTCAAGAGCCAGTTCAGTTGCTTCTTCAATCCAGATATATTTTGCCTGACTTAAAGACTTTAGTTTTTCTGGATTATCGCAGCCTAGAAAGACTATTTTATTACTTCCACATCTTATCTCAAGATATCCATCTAAGGTTCTCACAATTGAATGTAATCCCCATTCAGATATTTTATTTTTGAAATCCTGATAAACTGAATTACGAAGGGTTGCAGCTACTTTACGAATAACAAAGAAAGTTTGTTCTTGATTTTGGGATTGGTCCATTACCTCCATCAAAAAAAACTGAATCATGGTCTGACTTTTGCCCGAACCTGCCGATCCCCAAAGAATATTGTAAATGTTTGGAGTAATTATCGAGGGTAGATACTTTTTACTCCATAAATTAGGATTACTTAAATCGACACTTGGCACTAATTAGCCTCTGTTTAATTTATTGGTCTGTTTCTTCACTATCCAGTTCATCGTTTCTCATTGGTTCAGGTCGGATAACTGTAATAGTTGAACCGGAAATATCAAAGTCTTGCTTTGCTTTTCCATAAGCCCTGTCCAGAAGCAACTCAGCAGCCCTTACATCACCTTTAATAGCTTTGTTTCTTAAAGCCATCAGGATGGCCTCAGCAGCAGATTTGCCGTCCTTTTCATCACCTAAAACATTGGCTAAAAGTTCCCGAAGTTCGGGTATCTTTTTGGGTCGGCCACCTCCAATAGTGTTGCCTGACTTTAACTTTCCGCCGTTTCTGCCTTCTCTCATCATAACGAAGTATTTACGAGGTTTTTAACTCAAAAGAAGCTGTAATTCTATTTTTTGAAGTGCTGCCTTTTAATTGAGTTGATGTCCTTCCTGTTTCTTTAGTTCTTCCAAATCTTGTAGCATTCCATTCACTATTTTTTTTTAAGGCATTTATTAAACTTGGAGCAGATGTTACAATGTTAAATCTGTTCTTTTCTCTTTTGTAAATTTTGCCAACTTGATTTAAAAACTTAATTCCAAATCCTGCGCCCTGATAATCTGGCAATATTACAAGTCTATGAACTTTTTTTATATTTTTAGCAGTTGGATGAGGAAAATGTAAAACAGATAAAAACCCAGCCAATTCATCATTTATAAAAGCTAGAAACACATTTGCAGCATTGTTATGCATATGACTTAAATAGTGATGTTTAGCAAACATTTTCCAGATTGACTTATCTGCTGTTTGGAATATTTCAAATTTGATTTCTGGTCTATTTTTTTTTTGCCCTTCAAAAGATTGAAAGGTCATTGTATCTGTATTAAAAACCCAATCTGGCAAAAGCCAGTCCTGAACATCAAAATGACAACTGACCGCAATGAATTGTTTGTCTGTTTTTCTAATTGCTTTCTGCATGGCAAAAGAACCTATCTGAGCAACATTTCGATCAACTACACTTGTAAACTCGTCAAAGACAAAAAACTTTTGAGAATCTAAGATTGCTCTTGCCAAATCAACTCTCATTTTTTGCCCATTGCTTAATACAGAATAAGGCTTTAACCAACTTGGAGGACTTGAAAAACCTACTGAATTAAAGGCATTTGTAATTTGCTCAATACTGCATTCTTTTGGCATATCATCCAATATTGATTCAGCAGAATATTCAAAATTAGTTATGTAGGAATCTTCAAATAATTGTTTTGCGATTGTAGTTTTTCCAGTTCCGCTTTTTCCTACAATTAATCCAATCTGCCATTTTTCAGGCAATGCAATATCTCCAGAAAATCTTTCTTCTACGTTTTCAGACAACAAGTCAAATCTTCCAATAATGGAAGAAACCCGAAATGTTTTTTTCGGATTGCATTTTTTTATAATGTCAAAAGTCGGCATTCGTATCCTTGTTCAATTAAATCATTATACGCTTGCTGTTGCATTTCTTCACTCTCACATACAATTTCAATTCTGTATGTATCTGTGATTTTATCGCTTAAATCTTCTTGCTCTGATTCTTCAAAAACTGGTACATCCAACCCCCACTTTTCCAAATCATCAGCCTCCCATTCATTTGCAAGAATATCCCACTCCCACTCGCCAAACCCGACATTGTCTTTTATAATAAACTCCTTTTGCTGCTGCTCTGACCAATCAACAACTTCAATAGGTACTTCTTTCCATCCGGCTTCTTTCATCGCCTTGAGCCTCATATTACCCCCTAAAACAACAAAGTCCTGATTGACTACAATCGGACGAACCTTTGCCATTTCTGGAAAGTCTTTTAAGGACTGGACAAGCTTTTCAAACTTATCGTTTTTTATTAATCGAGGGTTATTTGGATTCGATTTTACTTCACTGATTTTAACGGTTTGAACCGACATAGATTTTAAATTTAAGTGCCGTCATTTTACTGATAAGATTTTTTACTAACTATTTCTTTTTCGTTGGCTTTTTAGCTGTTTTAGCAGCCTCCTTGAAATCCTTTGCCGATGGTGCAGCCTTACTGCCAACCCGATTCATTTTTTCGTCTGAACCTGCTGCAATGCGTTTTCTTTTAGCGTTTATGTTAGCGTATAGTCCTGGCTTTTTCATTTTATGTCCTTTTAAATTTGACAGCTTTTGATTTAACCGATTTCTTTCCAACACATCCCCAAGCTTGACGGCTTAAGTCATTGGCACAGGGTGGGTTTTTACATTTCTTGATGCCTGCTGACCTTGCACAATAGGAATCACCTTTTTCAGTTCCGGGAGCAATGGAGTAACCTTTCGCCCCGAACTTAACGGTTTTACCTCCGATTGTTTTTGTAAATTTCTTTTCGGCCATTACTTTTTAGCTGCCTTCTTTTTTGCTTTTTTCGCTACAGACAAGGCCCTTGCCCCCGCTTGGTCTTGTTTA